TAGATCTTAAATAATGCTCGAGTTCAGTTTCTTTTGCCCTTCTTGTAAAGACAAAGTTCAAGGCGCAGCAATTGAACGAGATAGCATGGATATGGATTTAAAGTGTTACTCTTGTAATACCGATTGGGAAAAGGTAGTAGTTGATAGGGGGAGTGGTGAAAAGTAAATTAGTTTATCCAACAAATAATAGAGCGCTCAGATTTTTTGGCGATGTCATGTTGTTAATTGGTAGTTGGTTTAACGAAGTAGGAATTCGTTACGGCGGACTCTACGAAGTGGAGTTTGACGAAGACGATGTATGACATCAACCAACTCTCAGCCTTAAAGAAGCACTGGCTACTTCGTAACTCAAATATCCCACGTCGCTTCCTCGGCCTTGAGCCACAAGACCTTGTGGACAGAGCGGGATCCTTTCCTAACGAGGTGACTACGTGGATAGATGACTGCGTTAATGGCCAAGTCATTAAACAAATTGGCCATATCGGAGTTAATGGTGTTGGTCTCTTGTTTGATGGAGGACCTGGAATTGGTAAGACAACTCACGCAGTAGTTGCTGCAATGGAGTTTGTTCGCAATCTTCCAGACAATGATGCAGAGGCTGCAAAGGTGTTGGGCATGAGTGCATCTGACTTTGGTCTTGGCGCAAGGCCTGTGTACTACATGACTTACCCAGAATTCTTATCTAGAAAGAAAGCAACCTTTGATTCTGACTTTGAGGATAAGAAGCAGGCCGTCTATGAGATAGATGGCTTTCATGGCAGATCTAAATTTGATTGGTTAAATGTAAGAATTCTTGTGATCGATGACTTAGGAAAAGAATACGGTTCTAAGTACGATGACACATCATTTGATGAGATACTACGTCTTAGATACGACAAGGCTCTGCCAACAATAGTAACCACCAATGTGCGGTTAGAGAATTGGGAAGCAGAGTACAGGGAAGCAATGGCTAGTTTTGCCCAAGAGGCATTCATCCGAGTCCCTATAGTCGGCGCAGATTTGAGAGCAGCACAATGAAAGGGATGAGCATGGAAAGTCCTTGGCGGACCGTACAGTTGTTTATCTCATCTCAGGCTGCAGGCGTGTTTGAAGTTGAAGTTGATACTGGAACAAAAAGAATCCGATGCAATTGTCCAGTCTGGAAAAAAACTCTTAAGTGTAAGCACGTAAACTTTGTCAACAACAGGATGAAAATGAATCAAGGTCACTACTCAATCCTTGTTCCAGATGAAGTTCCAGAAGAGTTGGCTTCTCAAGCAAACTCAGACCCAAAGAAGTTTCGTGATTTTGTAGTTAGGTATGCTAAAGTCGAGGTACTATGAAAAATGGAGACATATCAAACGTCTCTTCTCCACAAGTTATATGTGTAACAGATGTAGTTATTCCTTTAGTAGACGAAGTTACTAAAAAATTTTTAACTACAAAAGTTAGTTTAAAATTGGGAGAGATCAATCTTCAGAGTGCAAACAAACTTTGGTTGCTATCAAACAACTACGGAATATCATTAGAGTTAGCAGGCTATGCTGATCAAGGTTGGGACGAAAAATTACTTGAGAAAGCATTTGAAAAGTTAGAGAGGGAAGTAGTAAACCCATTTAACTATTGGCATCTATACGCAGACCCTGGTGAGTTAGTTAGGAAACTTCCTTATCGTGCTAATCTTCGGGGCGTAGTAGATGTAAAGTGGAGAGTTGCACGATACGGATCAGCAGGAATAGAACTAGATAACTTGTAAGAGGGGGCACTAAATGGCATCTGACAACGAACATCGTTTAGTCAGCAAAGTCATCCGTGACCGAGACATAGTTCCAGCACTACAACGTGGTGTGAATGAGTCTTGGTTTTTAGATGATGACAACCGTAAAGCATGGTCATTTGTTCGCAAACACTATGGAGAATATAGCGAAGTCCCAACTGCAGTTACTGTAAAAGATCATTATCCAAACTATAAAGTATTAGATGTTCAAGACAATATTGAGTATTTACTTGACACGATGGTTGATTTTCGTCGAAGACTATTAACTCGTCAAGGATTAGAAACTGCAGTAGACCAATTACAAGACAATAATCATGACGCTGCTTTGCTTGCTATGGAAGCAACGATTACTAAAGTTAATGAACAAGGAATTCTTGGTACACATGAAATAGATTTAACTAAAAATACGGAACAACGTTATAAAGATTATCAAGCATTACAAAACGAGGAATTCTTAGGTATACCTACTGGTTTTTCAAAGATAGATGAAGCAACTGCAGGATTACAAGGTGGTCAGTTAATAACTATCATTGCTCCACCTAAAACTGGTAAGTCTCAAATTGCTTTAAAGATGGCATTGAATGTTCATTCTCAAGGGTTTATACCAATGTTTCAATCTTTTGAAATGAACAATCACGAACAACAACAACGACATGACGCAATGAGAGCGAATGTTTCACACGGTAGATTACGTCGTGGAAAACTATTACCTGCAGAAGAAGATAGATATATTGATGTATTAAACAAGATGGAAACAGAACCTTCTTTTCACTTAATAGATGCTGTAAATGGAATTACAGTCTCATCTTTAGCGGCAAAAATAGAACAAACAAAACCAGACATAGTGTTTGTAGATGGTGTCTATTTAATGTTAGACGAAGTAAGCGGAGAAATGAACACTCCTCAAGCAATTACTAATGTTACTCGTTCATTAAAAAGATTGGCTCAAAGAATAAACAAACCAATTATTATTACAACACAAACTTTACTTTGGAAGATGCGTGCTGGAAAAGTTACTGCAGATTCTATTGGTTATTCTTCATCATTCTTTCAAGACTCAGATGTAATTCTAGGTCTTGAGCCAGTAGAAGAAGATGAAGATATTAGATTATTAAAGATTGTTGCTAGCCGTAACTGTGGACCAAGTGAGACCGCTTTAACTTGGCGTTGGGAAACAGGTTGTTTCCACGATGAAGAACAGATGATGAAGTGCACGTTCTGTTCTGATTGGGGGCGGGTATGATTGATGTTGAGAAGATTTTATTATTTTTAGAGATACCACTTCACGCTCAACGAGGAAGTGAAGTCAATGGCTTATGTCCAATGCACAAAGCAAGAACTGGTAAAGAAGATCACAGACCTTCTTGGTGGATTAATTCTGAAACAGGCGCTCACATTTGTTTCTCATGTGGTTATAAAGGAAATATTTATACATTAATTTCTGACATAAAAGGCATTGATTATCACGATGCTCGTGAGTACATAGATGATACTGCTGAATTACCAATTGATTCTTTAATGAAAAGAATAAAAGAATTACCACAATACGTAGTTGCCGAAGAGACCATACCTATGTCAGAGGCTCGTCTTGCAGTATACGGAGAACCACCAGACATAGAATTAAAGAAAAGATTTTTAACAAGAGAAGCAGTCAATACTTACGGAGTTCTTTGGGACAAAACAAATGAGGCCTGGATATTACCCATTCGTGATCCAGATACCTTTTCGTTATTAGGTTGGCAAGAGAAGGGTGCTCGTGGAAGATTTTTTAAAAATCAACCTGCTGGAGTTAAAAAATCTAAAACAGTTTTTGGTGTTCAACATTTAAACGAAGAGTATTTAATTGTTGTAGAGTCACCGCTAGATGTAGTTAGACTTGCATCTGTTGGAGTAAGCGGTGCGGTCTCTATCTATGGCGCAATGATGAGCGACGAGCAAGCAAAGATAATTAGAAAAGCAAAAAGGGTTGTTGCTGCCTTTGATAACGATCCTGCTGGAAAAAAAGCCTGTGAACAAATTAGAGATTATGCTCGTAAATATGGTTTTGATTTATTGTTTTTTAATTATAACGGAATTGATGTAAAGGATGTAGGAGATATGACTGAAGTAGAAATTATTCGTGGATTAGAAACTGCAAAGCATATGTTGCACGGAAAAGCCGCATACCTCTAATGGACTTAAGAGATAAAAATCAACCCTTACATGTGTGTATTTGTGGTTCTACTTTATGGAATGTAAAAGCAATGTTTGAAGATGGAGAAGTTTCTTTATATATGTTAGATATGGAGTGTGCTTTGTGTGGCAGTTTAGCAACTGCTCCAACGCCAATAGATAATGTTTAAAGGAATTTTGAAACCATATCAACCTGAAGCAGTAGACAAAATGGTTACTCGTAAAAGAATGCTTGTTGCATATGAGATGGGACTTGGAAAGACTTGTATGACGATTGCAGCACTAGAGAAGTTAAAAGAAAATGGAGAATTAACTAAACCTATTTTAGTAATTGCTTTATCTAGTTTAAAATATCAATGGGAAAAAGAAATAAACAAGTTTTCTGATGCAAGAACTGTAGTTATAGATGGTTCAAGAAGCACTCGGTGGGTTCGTTGGGAAAGAGAACTTAGTGGAATAAGATCTTCAGATTATATTATTTGTAACTATGAAACGGTTGTTAATGATTGGGATTGTATTAAAGATGAGGACTGGGGAGCAGTAGTGTGTGACGAGGCTACAGCAATAAAAAGTTTTAGATCCAAACGTTCAAAGGCTGTAAAAAAATTATCAGCAAATGTTCCTATTAGATTTGCTCTTACTGGTACTCCAATAGAAAATGGTAAACCAGAAGAGGTATATAGTATTATGCAATTTGTAGATCCAAAATTACTTGGAAGATTTGATTTGTTTGATCAAACTTTTATTGTAAGAAATCATTTTGGTGGTGTTCAACGGTATAGAAACTTACCTATATTTCACTCAAAAATGAAAGAAGCATCGGTTCGAAAAATACAAACAGATCCAGATGTTGCTCCTTATTTGCCAGACACTATTCATTTAGATCCAATAAAAATTTCTTTTGATACAAAAACATCTGAGTTGTACAACTTAATTGCTAATGAATTAAGTCAAGAACTGTACGAAGCACAGCAATTACTTGGAGCAAACTTTTCTTTGTTAGCACATTATGGTCACGACAATAGATCAGGAGGTCCAGCAGATATGATGAGGGGTTCTATTATGTCTAAGATTACTTCTTTAAGAATGCTGTGTGATCATCCCAATTTATTAATTGATAGTTCTAAAAAATTCTTAAAACAAGAAGGCGAAGGCAGTGCTTATGCATATAGTTTAAACGAACGTTCTTTGTTAGAAAATATAACTAAACAACCAAAATTAGATATATTAAAAAATTATGTGGCCGATCATTTAGAAACTGATCCAGAAGCAAAGGTAGTTAT